CTCGTCACCACGAATGTTGATTCTGGTGTCACGACGTCGGGCGCCCACGGCCGGTATGCGCGCTTCCGCGATACGCGCCTTCAGCCACTGCTCGGAAGCACGGGCGATTATACGGTGGCCCTCGTGCGCGGCACAGTAACGACCAATGACATTCCCCTGTTCTGTCCGAAACCGTCTAAGCTGATCACGGAAAACGGCGAGAAGTTCTGGGAGGTTGGCGCTGAGCCTGGTCTGGCGTATACGTGGACCGGTCCTGTTTACACCACTGAGACGAATAGCAGTATCCTCCCGGCATTGGACCTTACGCTCGCGTCGTGGCCAACGACTGGATGTATTCCGTTTTACGTGTCAACCACCCTGCCTGCAACTGGCAACGGTGCACGCATTAGCGGATTCATTGACTGCTCGACACTTGGGTCTTCTAACGACACGACAGCTGCAAACGTCGTGTCTCGCCTGAATACACTGTTTAGTAATGCTGGTGTGGGCATCTTGACCGTGACTGTGCCCGCTGCAGGCGTGTCAACCACGACGCAGTATTATTCGTTTGTGAATTCGAGCACATCGCGAACAGTCTACCTCGACTTCACTCTTCCTGCTTCGTACGGCCAGCAAAACGGACAGATTGCACAGAATTACGCAAATGCGACCCACCCATCTAAACGCGGTATCCTCCAGGCATGTAAGATTCTCGGATTTGTTCCAAATACCGTCTTTGTGATTCCACCGGTATCAACGGTCGTTGCGCCTCGCGCTTATCAGCTTGGATTCCGTAACACGGTTAGCCTGTATGCATATAAAACCGTTCGATGGGTTCCAGAAGATCAGGGAGTTCTTCAGATTCCCACGGAGCAGGAGGTAAAGGACGGAAACAGCACATCTCCTACGTATTTTGACTGTTATTCGTACCAGCATTTTTTGAACGAGTGCATCAACCCTACGTTCCAGCGTGTCATCTATGACCAGTTCGATAATAATGGAACCATTCCGTTATCCGAACAGTGTCTGCAGCGCCAGATTCAAGCGGTATGCGCTGCCAACTGCAACACTGGGTTTTGGTCTAGCATTTTTAATTATGCCGTTGGAGACGCGGTCACGTTAAACGGGCGTGCGTACTATGCGCTCTATGCGAACAACGCCGTCAATCCTTCTACCAATCCGAGTATATGGATGGACTGCGGAACTTCCATTGTGTCTTCGTACGTCCCCGGTCAAACGTATTACACTGGTGATGTCGTTACGTATGCAACAACTGCGTCTTCGTATCCGACAGGACTTATCACCGGACCCACACCTTCAGTAACCGATCCAAGCTGGGTTATGCTAGTTTCTGTTTCTACTTCAACGTATACAGTCACAGGAACAGCCGCAATAACAGCGACTGTAATTCTCCAAGGAGCTGGTGGTGGCGGAGGAAGTGGCATTGGTAATAACGGAGGCGACGGAGGAGACGGCGGCCAGGTAGTCATTACAACGATAGATCTACTTCCCGGCGTTGTATACACACATACAGCGGGTACGGGTGGAACAACGGGCTTAGATGGTGGAAACGCGACGTTTGGTCCGACCAGCCCAGCTGGGCCGGTCTTAATCACCGCGATGGGCGGTAAAGGCGGTGGCTCCACTGGTCTCGGTGGTAAGAATGGTGCTGGTGCACGAGCTCCAATTCCAATTAACGGAGCTGATGGAGTTCCGTATTTTTTTGCGGGTAAGTCAAGTACGACTTATATGAGTCCGGGTGGAGGTGCCGGATCATCAACATCGATTCGTGGGCTTGGCGGACTTAGTAGAGGTGGAAACGGCGGAACTGTTGGTGCAGCCGGAGGTAGCCCAACTTTATTTGCTAGTGGTGGTGGAGGAGCTGGTGCTGGAAATGCCACCGGAGGCACCGGAACAGGCAGTATTTGCCAAGTAATCTACAGACGCGCACCTATCCCGACGGTGTATACTGTGACTGCGGCCGGAAGCACTGTGAATGACCCAACTACCGCTGACTGGGCAGCAACTGCAGCGGGGACGTACATCTCATCTGCTGGTACACTTCAAATTATGCCGAATCTGCCTGCAGTTGCTACGGCGGCTCCTTACGTAACATTCAACCCGTCAACGCAGCTCTTTGTTCTGAATCTTGACAGTTATGGATTCGGCGGGACAAGTTCCACAAATGTCGACGATGGGTATGGTGGATTTATCGATGACTCAATTAACGCACAAAATTACGGCCAGCTTGAGATCAATAGCGCGTTGAACGACCAGGCTCGCGATTCGTGGGGATTGACCGGCACTGCCCCGATCAACGCGGCACCTTACACGATTGCTCGCCACCCTTCGAGGGCGTTTGACGAGAAACTCAATGTTGAGGTTGATGATTATTTCCACCAGCTTTTCGGCAACTGGCCCGCTCTGCGCCTACTCTACACGGATCCAATTACGCAAGTTACAACGGCTTATGTGCGCTACAATCCACAGGCGAATGCTGCAGGCCTTGCGGTCTCTCAGCCTCTGCCTTATGTGACACCAACAGTCGCAACGACGTCCTATTTGCCGTATGGCCGCGTGGCTGGAAATACCCCGTATATCTATACATTCCCACAGGATTATCCGTCTGTTGGTCTTCTTTGGAATCCCGTGGATACGCTTGTCGTTGTCGCGGGCGAGATTCCTTTGCTCAGCGACGAGGTGTCGCCGACGTACTTTCTTGGTGACGTATTTACTGATAGGGGCTCATCGAACGGAAACACTCTTAAGATTCTTGGTGAGTATGTGGTTAAGGCGACCAACCAGGTCGGCCAGGAGTACCGTAATGAGATCGTGTTTGAACCCCAGGCGATTGTGCGGTGTTCTCTTCAGAGTGGTACGGTTTTCAAGACGTTTGATTACCAGATCATGATGCGGATGAAGAATTCAAACGCGCTTCGGCCATTGACGATTTCGAACGGCGGGTCCGTGTTCATGCGCTTTGAGTTTGAGATCAAGGCTGGAATTTAAGTAGAGCAGTAGTTGCAAAATAAAGCCTTTCTGTGGCTTTAGAGTGTGTAATCCCACAATTGGCCACCCCACTCAAGCTGGTCATCAGATTTAACACTCTGTCAGAATGAGCACAATTTCGAAGATCGCGGTGTACGACCCGCGCCTTCAGCAGGATGAGCCCGCGTATGCCGTCCAAAAGGGCGCGCTGTCCGTCAGCGTTGCGCCGTTCCAGGCCATTTCCGCGAATTCGAGCCAGATGACGTTCCAGGTTCTGGTTCCGTCGCTCAACGTATTTGTCGACCGTAAGCTGCAGCTGTCGGCAACCCTTAACTTCACGGCTCAGCTTTTCTATGGTGGCCCTCGTGCGCTGTCGTTGAAGAGTCTTCAGTCTGTTGCTTCGTCTTATATCACCGGAACCACTGTGACGCTCGGCACGTCGACGGTTATTGCAGCTGGCGCACGTGTGTCTGGTGGTGGTGTAGCGCCTGGTACTTATATTGTTTCTGGCAGTGGTACGTCGTATGTTGTTAATATTTACCAGCAGAGCGGAACGGCCGCTGCAACAGTTACCCTTCAGTTTGAGACACCGCTTACGTATGATGTCCCGGAGCCATCGATGGGTGTCCAGCAGTCCCAGGATATTGGGTTCATGAATGCAAACGGCGATGAGACGTTTACACAGATTGGCTATTGCACGGCCGTGTCTTCAAAGGACCTGGCATATTGCTCGTTTCCGCTTCAGAGCGCGCTTACAAACATGACGGCTACTCTTAACGACTGCACTGTCACGACGAACGGCGACACGCTTCGCGAGCAGCTTCTTCTTACCATGACCCCGGAGAATATCAAGCAGCGCACGACCCCGACGAACATCGATACGTTTGCGTGGGGTCGCGACGACGTGTTTAACGGCTCTGGAAACTTCTCTTCGTATTCCGTTGTGAACGCACTTGGCGATCTTCCCAACGGCGCGTACCCGACTACGTGGTTTTCGGATATCACCCAGTCCGCGCCGCTGGCTAGTGTCGCTTCTACTCCTATTGCCGCGGGTGCTACAACGACATTTCCCTTTCTCGCCCTTCCCACTACGGGTGCCAACCTTGTGGGATCGTTTGGCCTCGAGAATACTAACGGTGGGTATGCTGCTGGAAGCGCGGGTGTTGGATGGTACATTGCAACGGCGTCCACGGAGGTGAGTGGTGCTTCGCCGCAGTACTCGCAGGTTATTGTCCCCTTCGTGAACAACCAGCCGGTGTGGACCACCGGATTTCCCGGCGGTGATCTTATCTGCGCGGCCAATACCACTGCGCCGACTACTGCTGGGTTTTCCGTTAGTGGTACTATTCTCACACTTCTTAAGGATGTTCCGCCGTATTGCATGATTGCGGCGCGTCTGTATGTCTCAGGCACGGGCAGTGCGGGCGTTGCGCCTGCGGTTGTTGGCTGGATTAGTTCGATCCTTTCCGGCTCTCTTGGTCTGACGGGATCTACGTACAGAATCATTGCGTCGACCGCGTTTGCTCTTACGACTACTCTGCAGCTTTCGGCGGGCTGGCAGGTTCAGAACGGCCCGATGCCCGTGTATGGCGCGGTGTCCGTTGTGGAGCCTCTTGTGATCTCCCCGCTGGTCTGGGCTGACAGCGCCGAGTTCCAGACGGTGGGTCTCTATGGAATGACCAATATGCAGTTTGTTCTGAACTTTTCTACGCTTGGAACCGTTTTTGCGGCTCTTAATGCGGGCGCCTCGCTCAGCGTCGTCTCCAAGTCGACGCCGCCTTACTGGGTTGACGATATGACTCGCCCGACGACGAACACGGGTAACATCCTGCGGTCTTCGAATATTCGCACCGTTATCAGCGACCTTAAGTTTGGCCAGTCGTCTAACCAGTATGGCCCGTGGGGCAAGCCCACTCTCTATTGCGGCTTCCTGACCCCGGGTCCCGATATCACGCTCCCGCTTGTGTCTACGGTGCCGTATGTCGAGTTTCCTCGCTACGTGAAGACGGATTCGTGGTCGGGCTTTTCGGGGTCTCAGACTGTCAGCACTAACACGATCTCGCTGACTTCGATCCCGGACATGATCATGGTGTATGTGAAGCCCGCCACGAAGGGCCCGAGCCAGCTTGACACGTATATCCCTATCCAGAACATCGCAGTTACGTTTGATAACTTTAGCAACCTTTGCTCTGGCTTCCAGCAGTTCAACCTGTACGAGTCGGCAGTTGCCGCTGGCATGCCGATGGACTGGCACCAGTGGCGCGGCTACACGCAGGCTGCGTACCCCAGCGTGGCGCGTGTCACGGCGAATAATAAGGCCCTCACGGAGGTTGCGACCTACCGCCAGACGGGCGCGACGCAGCTGTCGGGTGGCCCGATCCTTCTGCGCATGGGCCACGACATCACGCTCAGCCCGGGTCTGGCGCCGGGCTGCCTGGGTAACTATTCTATCCAGATCAACATGCAGACGTCCAACCCGTATGGCTATTTTGATTCCATCACGTCTACGACGGTTACGCTCGTGGCCATCAACACTGGGTTTTTCGAGACGGTGCGCGGCCAGTCGGCCATCCGCAAGACGATCCTCAACAGCGCGGATGTTGAGGCCGCGACGCCGGAGGAGGGCGTGACCAAGACGCACCTCAACCGCATGGTGGGCCGTGGCAATTGGCTCAGCGGTGCATCGACGGCTGTGATGAAGGGTCTTTCGCTGGCAAACAAGGCCAACGACCTCAACAAGAAGTATGATATCTCTGGCAAGGCCGCGGCGATGGGTGTTCCTG